TAGAGATTGATGGTGTTACGTACATCGAAACACGCAACACAATGTACAAATTGATCGACAAGCCTGAATAAAGGCTTGACAGCAGCGAGAAAGCTGCTACAATGACCAAATCAAATATCAAAGGAGAGGATTATGACACAGATTTCTATTACACGCGCCTTGGCTGAGATCAAGTCGCTGAATGACCGTATCGAAAAGGGTACTCGGTCTGCTGTATTCGCTACTGTAACCGTAGGTGGTAAGACCACTAATGGGCAGAGCCTGCAAGACGCCACGAACATTATGAAGGCCAACCTTCAGTCTGTACAAGACCTGATTGCTCGCCGCCAAGCTGTCAAGGCAGCCATCATCCGTTCGAATGCTGTAACGCAAGTTACCATCAACGGAGTTGAAATGTCTGTAGCTGAGGCTATCGAACGTAAAGGCAGCATCGACAAAGAGCGCGCTCTGATGGCCGTACTCCAGCAACAACTGGGTCAAGTACGTTCGGTTGTTGAACGTAATAACGTTCAAATGCAAGGCCGTATTGACACCATGCTGCAAGCTGCTGTTGGCAAGGAGCGTAAAGCTACTGAGGAAGAGTTGGAGGCCATCAGCAAGCCTTACACTGCCTCTAACGTCACTGCCCCTCTGGACCCAAGCGGTTTGGAAGCTGTGATTCTCAAGATGGAAGCTGCTATCAATGGCTTCGTCTTTGAGGTAGACTTCGTTCTGTCTGAGGCTAACGCCAAGACTACCATCGAAGCGTAAAGAATTCCCATGCTGCGACGAATTGCCTTAATTCTCGTGAGCCTTTCCTCTGGGCTTTATCAGGGGAGCCTATTACTGAATGGTATTCTAACCAAATCTAAGCATAGATTGCTGGGTCGCTGTACCCAGCCAAGCATTGACTAAGATCAAAGTTCAAATAGGAAAGCTGCAAAGCTAAAAGGTCAACTATTAACCTTTGAAAGCTATAACGCATACCGATGGAAAGCTACTCTAAATCTTGGATAAACGTTGAGACGTATTACGAGACGGACGCNGGCAATGCACCGAGCTGTCGTTAGCATGGAAACCAATGACTGAGCCCTGCCTGACGGTGGGGCTTTTTCACGCCTATAGATAGGAGAGAGTATGATTACCGAAGGCCAAATCCTCAATTTCTGTGACGCTCTTGAGAAGCGTGTGCAACAGAAGGACAGCAGCTACACCGTGCGTGTCCAATCCGCACAAGGGATGCACGGTCCTATGTTCTTGATTCATATAGAAAATGCTATTGATAGCCAGAGGTTTGTGGTAGACTCTGCTCTTCACACATTCCTAAGAGAGTATGACGTTGGACAATAAGATAAGAAATCCCTTGGCAGGACCGAATCGACGTGTTAACATCCCCAAGGTTGAACGCGACCGTACTAAATACCGTCGTAAACGCAAACACAAGAAAGGAGAACATGAATGAAATCTGGTGATCGCATTAAAGTGGTGTATGACTCTTACGATGAAACATACGTTGCAGCAGAAGGCAACTTGATTGGCTGGACTGGTGTTATCACCAAGGTGTGGCCTGATGGCGGGTTGTGCGTAGACCTCGACCCTGAGCAAGACCCAGAAGATGCTCTGGACGCCCTGCACTTTTGATCCATCGGAAGTGGAGGTAGTGATTGACAAGTCTTGAAATTGCAGAGAAATACGGCATCGATCTATACCAATATGGCAAGGTAGCTTGTCCAAAGTGTGTCGAGAAGGGCCACGACCGTAGCGGTGATAACCTGATGGTGTACGGCAAAGATACAGATGGCCGACACAAAGGCGCTCACTGCTTTGGTGGTTGTGGAGGTTTCACTATTCCGTCTGAGGAATGGCTGGAGGAAAATGGCGTAGTAGAAGAGCAGGAGTACAATATTGTGGGTGCTGAATTCAATGACGAGATTCACGCAAGAATGAAAGAAATCACCACGACCGACTCGAAAGGGTATCGTGGGATTCGTAAAGATACAACNGNNGCGTTNGGNGTTCGTCATGAGATTGACACCAAGACTGGTGAAGTGGCNGTNCAGTGCTACCCAACCACAGCGGAGGCTGATAACGATCATGGTTTTGTCCTGTCGGGTTATAAGCGACGNGGNCATCCAAAGGACTTCAAGACACCGGGTCCGCTAGGCGAGACTGGTCGTGAGTGTCACTTGTTTGGTCAGTTCAAGTTCATTCGGGCACGTGGTAAATACTGCCTGATTGTTGGTGGTGAGGTTGACCAACTATCTGCATTCCAGATGCTGGCTGATACCAACAACCGCAACAACGCGAAGAACGGGACACAGTATGATCCAATCCCAGTTGTGTCTCCAACCATCGGTGAGACAGGCTGCGAGAAGCAGATTGTAAAGCAGTACGAATGGTTCAACCGATTCGAACGTATCATCGTCTGTATGGACAACGATGCGGCTGGCCGTGAGGCTGCTGAGAAGGTTTGTAAGGCTCTGCCTAAGGGCAAGGCTTACATCATGGAAATGTCCATGAAAGACCCTAACAGCTACATGTGGGACAAGGACCGTAATATTGCCGTAGGCAAAGAGTTCAACTTCGTTCAAGAGTTCTACAAGGCTGTTCCTTATACACCTTCGGGTATTGTTGGTTCTGGCTCTCTGATGAGTTTGATGAAGAAAGCGGCTGTTACACCAAAGATTCCATTGCCGCCATTCATGAAGAAAGTGCAGAAGATGATGGCTGGTGGTATTCCACTAAAAACCATCACCAATTTGGGCTCTGCGTCTGGTACAGGTAAATCGACAATCGTAGATGAATGTGTCTACCACTGGATTTTCCATAGTCCACACAAGCCGGGTGTTCTGTCGCTTGAATCGGATTGTGCCCAGTACGGCAACAAGATGCTGTCTCGACATATCGGTAAGAAGCTTGACCTGATTGAGGATGACGCTGAGAAGCTGGAGCTGTTGAATAGCCCAGACGTTGAAGCCAAGGCTCAAGAGCTGTTCTTCCTGCCTGACGGATCGCACCGCTGGCACTTGGTTGAAGAGCGTGATGGCTCGATTGACGATATCAAAGAGAAGATCATGGAGCTTATCGTTGCATGTGAGTGCAAGGTAATCATCATTGACCCGCTTCAAGATATCATGGACGGTATGAGCAACGAAGAGCAAGCTGTCTTCATGAAGTGGCTCAAAGGCATGGTGAAGAGCCATGATGTAAGCTTTATCCTGATCAACCACGTTCGTAAGAGCGCTGGTGGTAGTAAGGCTAACTCTGCTGGTGCTGACCTATTCGAAGAGGACTTCCAAGGTAGTTCTGCAATCTTCAAATCGGCTGCTTGCAACCTGTTGTTCACACGTAACAAAGAGGCTGAAAACGAAGTAGAACGAAACGTGACAACCATGAAGATGACCAAGTGTCGTTGGACGGGTAACACGTCGCCACAAGCTGGCAAATACTTCTACGACAATCAGGTACACACTCTATACGACCTTGACGATTACCTTGATCGGAATCCAAAGGTGAAGGAAGAGTATCTGAGAGCGTTGGAAGCACAAGACGACTAAGCTTGACAGGGCCATTATGCTTCGGTATAGTGGCCCTCATCGTTTAAGGAGGGTTACATGAAAGCAATTACCAACTGGCATCTGGCATCCGTGGCTGACTTTGAAGCCGATGGCCTGCTGGATACCGTCACAACTATGCACGTTATGTCCTACAAAATGCCAAGCCCAAAGCTTCAAGGCGCATTCATTGAAGCGACTATTCGCCGTGACAAGAAAGATCGTGCTGGCCGTGACTACAAAGAACAAGTGGTAGCATTCTTCAAATACCACATCGTCAACAACATTCCAGTTGTAATGCACAACGGTATTGGGTATGACGCCAAGCTGGTGAAGCTCTTGCTAGCTGAAGAGTTGAAAGCGGCTGAGGTGAATCTTGATGATTTGATGGTGATCGACACCCTCGCACTGAGCTGGTACTTGAGCCCTGATCGTCGTGTACATGGTTTGGATAGCTTCTTCGAAGACTACGGCATTGCCAAGCCTGTGATCGCTAGCTGGGAACAAGGCGAAGAGGAAAGCCTTGAAGAGTTCCTTGATCGTATGCAACATCGTTGCCAAGAGGACGTTAAGATCAACGTTGCTCTGTGGGACGACCTGCGTGAGCGTCTGGTGGACATGTACACACGTGCCCAAAACCTGATCGATAACGGACAGGAAGACGAAAAGACTGGCAACATTATCAATGTTGGTGGTACTCGTATTTCCAAGGATGAATGGATTCCAATCGACGACATGATCGGTCGTAGCGTTGAACACGCGATTGATTCCATCCTTACGTTCCTGATGTTCAAGATGGATTGTGCAGCACTACAAGAGAGTACACGCTGGGAAGTTGACGTAGAACACTGCCGTGAGGCTCTTGAGAAGCTGGAAGTGATCGTAGCAAGCGCTCGGGAAGGCTTGGCTGCTGTTATGCCAATGGTTCCTAAGTACGTCAAGAAGAGCCAACCAAAGGCTGATCCATTCAAGAAGAACGGTGATCGCAACGCCCATTGGGTGAAATGGGATGAGACAATGCGTCTGCTGGCTGAGGGCGAGAAAGAGCCTATCACTGGCGCTGTCATGGTTTATGTTGAACCAGAAGATGGTAACGATGAATTTGGTAATCCTTTCTACCGTGTGTGGAACAAGAATGAAGAGCCGAATCCGGGCAGTCCGGCACAGGTTAAGGACTTCCTGTTTAGCAAGGGTTGGGTTCCTCAGACATTCAAGTATGAAAAAGATGAAGTGGCGTTCAACGCTTGGGTAGCTTCCAAGCCACAAGGCAAAGCCAATAAATACCAGTGGGATCGCTGGAAGAATAACCGTCCAGAAGAGCGTGCGATTCCTCAAATCTCTGTTGGCGGGGATGACGGTAAAGAGCTGTGCCACAGCCTCATAGACCTCGCTGAGGAAGTGCCAGCGATTAAGGTGTACGCTGACTACAAGGTGGCTGAGAACCGCCGTAACGTCCTCAAGGGCTTCTTCCGTGACCTGACGGATGGCAAGTGGTTGAAGGCTCGTATTGGTGGCTTCACAAACACTCTGCGTGTACAGCACCGTGAGCTGGTAAACTTGCCGGGTACTGACAAGCCTTATGGCTATGACATTCGTGGATCGTTGATTGCAGGCTTGAAAAAGATTCTGGTAGGCTCTGACATGTCGTCTCTTGAAGACCGTGTTAAGCACCACTTCATGCTGCCTCATGACCCTGAGTATGTGGCAACCATGCAGGCTGATGACTTCGACCCGCACATCCTCATGGCTTTGATTGCCAAGATGATTACGCAACAGGAGTTTGATGACTTCAAGGTTGGTAACAAGAGTGCGAACGCCAAGGCTGCTCGTAAGAAAGGCAAGACAACCAACTACGCATCCGTGTATAACGCTGGTGCTGCGAAGATTGCTCAGGCTGCTGGTGTTGCTTTAGAAGAGGGTAAAATCCTCCATGAGGCTTACTGGAAGCTGAACTGGTCGGTTAAGGCCATCGCTGATGAACAGGTGGTGTTCAAGGATGCACGTGGTAACAAATGGCTGATCAACCCTATCAACGGGTTCTGCTACAGCTTGCGTAAAGAGTCTGACCGATTCTCTACACTGGCTCAGGGCACTGGCTCATACTTCTTTGACATGTGGGTTGATAACATCCTCACAGCGTTGGTAGAAGAGTGGGGCATGGCTGCCAAGCGTCTGACAGGCTCGTTCCACGACGAATGCATTATCTGTATGCGTGACACAGAAGAGAACCGTGCTAAGATCGCTAAGATCATCAAGGACGCTGTATACAAGGTGAACAGTGACTACGGCCTACGTCGTAAACTGGACTGCGAAACGCAATTTGGGGACAGATATTCGGATATTCACTGATAAAAAGGTGTTGACAAGGGACAGGGAAGTCTCTACAATTCATCACATCAAACACAAACGGAGAATAAAATGTTCAAGAAAATCTTGATGGCAACAGCACTGACAGCAACTCTGCTGTTGACTGGCTGTGATAATGATGCTAGTATTGCCTCTCGTAACCTCAGCCAAGCGGCTGACAACTTCCAAATCACTCGCCGCATTGTGTTTGTGAACGGTATGACCGACACCTACTTACTATCGATTGAAGGTCGCTGCTCGTTTGACGTCAGCACAGGCCGGAAGCTTGACGTCACATGCAAGACTGGCCCTAATAGCTACAAGAAACACTCACTTGGTTTGTCAGATAACGTGACGTATTTCTCTGAACAGCTTGAAGGAGCTGACGTAAGCGTATATCGTTACAAGGTGGTCTTCAAACCATCTGCAATCATTCCAGATGTAAATGTAAAACTCGGTTTGTAATTTAATAATCAAAGGAGAAACAAAATGACTA